GCTTCCCTTCTACGAATTAAACCTGTTAAGACTTGTCCACCTGCTTTGTTCCATCTCTTAATTTCATGTGGTACTAGTGAGTAATTACCTGCATTAAGTTCTTTCAACAAAGTGGATGATGCTAAATTAGTCGGCCCTAAGTTATAAACCCAAGCTACTAACGCATCAAACTCATTCTGCTGGAGATCTACCTTTACCATGTCACTAATATAATCGCAGTATTCAACTAGTTCATCTTCTAACATATGAGTAGCTTCAACTTGGGTTATTAACATACCTCTCTTGATACCTTTGGTATGTCCATACCCAATAGTCCAAACTCCTACTGAATCTTGATAACTAGTCAATTCACACCCCTCAAACTTTTTGATGAGTGCTACGCCTTCTTCTGATATATACATGATCTAACTCAACATTGTGCGTTAGACATTATTTCTTCAGTTTTTTCTTAGCTGCTTCTTTGGCTTTGCCTATATTCAAAGCACACAAGTCTATTGTCCACTTGTAAACCTTACCTAACCACTTCTCATCTGAAGGTGTTGGTGTTAAGGCTGCGGTAACACTAGCTGCAAATACTATCAATGCAACAATGCCAATAATATCTAATATACCCATAATTGTTTCTCCTTAATGGTTGTTAATTTGATACTACAACAGATTAGTTCTCTTTTGAAGTGTCATCATCTTTGTCATAGTTCCTATAAAATCTAATTATTCCCAATACTTCTATGATATATCTAGTGATATCCGCCATATCCATACTCAAATGTTCATACTCTTTACTGGACAATGAATAAAATGCCCTTCTTGGTGCTTCCCCACTTTTCAAATGGTTTAAATACAATTGCATACTATCTGGAGTCAGTATTTCCCAATCAACAGGATCCATTTGCACTTCCATAGGCAAAGGTGGGTGATACATGGGTTGTTTTTTAGCAATAGTGGTAACTGAAACTGGCTTTACCTTTTCTCCCATCAAGGAACAAGCACCTAGAGTTACAATAATTAAAGATACGAATATGATTCTAATTGCTTTCATCTACTTTACGATTTCGCCATCTTTTTTTTTACCCTTACCCACTTCTTCAGGTTTCTCATCAAACTGGTTAGGATCGGTTAGTCTTTCTAAATTTTCTAATACCCTTTTGGATGCCTTATTTATTTTGACTTGCATTAGTTCTGGTTTCGCTAAAGTCAATTCATCTAAGTCATGTCTAGCAAATGTTTTTCTTAACTTATTAACATTACGCATCGCTTCTTGTTTGTCCTTTTCTAAAGAAGCCATAAGATTTTGTGTCTTTTTTTGATTGTTGAAAGCAGTTTCAATAGCTTCATTTTGTTCCTCAATCTTAGATTCTAAAATCATCTGATTGCCTTTTAATGTTCCAATCTGTGATTGTAATGAATTAACCCAAAAAGCTGAACCTGCTACTGTAGCGAATAATAATCCGCCCATTATTAAGGCTATTTTCATAACTAATTAGCTAATGGATTTTTGTTTCCTTCTTCCAGTTTCCCTACATCTTTTTCCAGCTCTTTAACTGAGATAGATAGTCCTGATAGTTGAGCTTTTAAATTATTTACACTCTCTGCTTGCGTTTTAAGTGAAGGACTAATGCCCTCATCTATAGATTTGTTTATATATTTAACCGAAGTTTCTAAACCAGCAAACCTTTCTTCAATAGCTTTTTGTGCATCTTCGGTTTCTCCAATACCACCTATTTTATTTTCTAGGTTTTCAAGCCTATTAACATAAGTAGCACCTGTATAGCCAAATCCTGCCAAAGTTCCCACTATGGTAACTAATGCTATAACCTGCGTTGTTTTTGATTTAAACCAATCCATAATCCTCTCCTATAAATTCGGTTGCGAGTTAATTAAACTCTGCATAGTTTTGATGCTCGTTCTCGCTAACCCATAAAATGCATCTATATTATCCGATATGTAACTATCTCCGTAAATAACTCTAGACTCATACCAAGTTTCCGCTTTCGGTATATTGGCTTGCCTATACGCATCAAATCCTACCACATATCCCATAAAAGCTACTAAAGCTGACTCATCTGAATATTCTCCTGTTTCTTCTTGTGTGGCTTCCGCTTCCTCTTGTTGTTCCTTTATATTATTGGCAATAATCTTATCTGCTATCTGGTCTGCTTCTGATGCGGTCATAACCCCAGATACTGCGGTATCTATTTCGCCTTGCATATCAGTTACCTGCACATCTGCCATTACTATTTGTGGAGTTGAATCAAATGTCGGCATTGGAGTTATGATTGTGGTTACATTACTCACAGTTTGGGTACTTCCACCCATACCTCTAGTAGAACCCATATCCTGATTCAAACTCAAAATTGTGTTGGTTTGTACTTGTGCTGTTTGTATTTGGTCTGAAATACTTGGCGAATTACTTGTAGAGATCCCACCACCTGATGCGGAACTAGCTACTGCGGAAGTAGTGGTGTTGCCTACTGAAGCACTTACGCCTGAAGAACCCCTATAACCAGAAGCTCTACTACTTGAACCTGTAGAACCCCAACCACCGCTTGAAGCAGTAGCTCCTGCTGTAGTTCCTGCCACACTATTAGAAGCTGCCCTGATAGAATTCGCTACCACATTTAATTGCGTTGCGGTTATACCGCCTTTCTTTTCTTCTGGTTCTTCTGCTATTAGCAACTCAGTTTCTTCTGTCTCTATAATTTCTTCTGCTTCAGCCTCAGCTTCTGCTATTCTTTCTTCTTCAAGTTCTTCATAAATTTCCTCTACTCCTTCTTCTTCAAATATTTCCTCTGTTTCATCTATTACTTCTTCTTCTATTTCAGCTAGTAATTCTTCTTCAATTTCTTCTTCTTCCATCTGTGCCAATTCTTCCTCATACCATGCATCTAATTCTTCCACACTCTCAAATTCTATATAAGTATCTACTTCTTCATAATCTGCTATTAAAACTGTTTCATAGAAAATAAATTCATCTATCAGATCTTGGTTTGGATTAAAAGTTAAAGTATCTACTTCAAACTCATCATAAGACACCAAAAAAGGATCTTCATAATAAAAGGTATCATCTAAGTATATATCCTCTACATAATAATCATCTTCATATACTTCATAGGTATCTGAATAATCAAATTCCTCAAATACATAGGTTCCACTAGAATCAAAAGTTGCATCTTCGCCATACCATTCATCTACCTGTTCTTGTCCAAAATCCTGTATTTCTATTTCATACCATTCTGCATCTGTTAAAAACATATCTATATTGGCACTATTATCATAACCATAATCAGTTGTATCATCTGAATAGTAAATAACTGCTAGGTCTTGGACATAACCATTACAAGTCGGTGAATACTGAGTATCTTCATCACATTGTTGAATGTGATAGGCCGTATCATAATTCGGACAGGCACTAGCATATAAATCATTTAATCCACATTGTTGAGTTAGATAAGCAGCTGCATAACCTTCACAACTGGAAGCATACAAAGTATTTAATCCACACTGTTGAGATAAATAGGCAGTTGCATAACCACTACAACTAGAATCATATAATGCACTTAGACCGCATTGTTGAGCTAAATACGCAGTTGCATAGCCAGTACAATCCTCATCATACAAAGAACTTAGATCGCATTGTTGATTGAAATAAGCTACCACATAACCAGAACAATTAGCAGATGTTAAAGGTACTGTTGCACACAGCGATTGATTTGTGCCATCTCCGTACAAGGAACCGCCATCTTCTAATAGGGTATTCTTGGCATTACTGCTAGAGTTCCAATCGTAATTAACACAAGTTCCAGATATATTAGTTGTTCCTGTACTGCATTCATCAAAGAAATTGTAAGTGTAAAGCTGTGAGGAACTTCCCTGTTCTCCAATTAGCACATCGTGGGAGATAATATCCAATTCGCCATAACGGAACTCATAGGTATTATTGGGGTACAACCAGACTTCCAAACTGTTATCAGAATTAGCACGATTGTATTCCCTCATGTTATACCAACCAAAAATAGTGTAATTATCAAAAGCTTTGGCTCTCATAGATGAGCCACCATCTTTTATCAGGTCTGTCCAAAATGGATAAAGGGTGTAAGTGTATTGAGGTAGAGGATCAGGGGTGTAATCCCCACAATAACTGCCTGTCAGGATAAAGTGCAAACAACCATTAGTAGCCATTCTCGCTTGGGTATAATCATTACCATAAAAGGTAAAGGTAAAACCTAAGTCAAAGGCAGACGAAACTGAATCATCATTTGAGCCTAACCCTGTTGAGCCTGTTGAATTTGTTTGTAAATCGTATAAGTCTTGGTTAGCTTCATAAACATAATCTGCTTTTCCTGCTGTAGAAAAAAGCAGCATTCCCATAAATAAAATGCTTACTCCTACCCACCAAAAAATACCATTAGGTTCTACTGGTTCTGCCCAATAACCCTTTTGTTTATCTGAATTAGTTTGCAGCCCCTTCATTCCATTCTTTTTTACAAGTCAATTTGCCTTTTTTTAAACCATCCAAATCACCTGCAACATGCCTAGTATCTCTACATTTTTTTACAAACTTCTTTTTCTTCTGCTCGTAATCAGGTCGGTCTGTCCTGTTTTCTTTCCAACTTTGTGTAGCTTCCTTGCCAATCTTACCCATGTATGGACAAGGCGTTCCTGCCATTTCCATCGCTGAGAACACTCTTTCGTCTTGGCATAAAATACTCACAGCTGCTACTTTCATTCCCATATCGTAGATGTACTTGCTAAGTTTTAATCTTTCACAGTTCTCATCTCTTATAGTTCTACCACCAGAAATACCAAACACTTGACCTTGAAAAGCACCTGATCTGCCAGTGGTACAAAGGTCTTGAGAATAACTCATTATTGATGGGGCGATTGCAGATGCTGGCGGTGCTTCCGTCTTTATATTTTGATTTATAGTTTGTGTAGATTCACTTTGGTTAATATTCCGATTGGTATTATCAGAAGTTGAAGTATTTTCATTCCTATTGGTGTTATCAGTCTCTACCTTAGAATTAGATGTGGATTGATTCACATTGGTATTGGTATTCGTATTATTTGAGGTACTGGTATTGGTACTGGTATTGGTGTTGTTGTTTGTATTTACGTTGGTATTACTACTGGTACTGTTATTCGTATTCGTATTTGTATTATTCGTAGTACTCGTATTGTTTGAATTAACGGTACTGTTGACGGTGCTGTTATTGGTAGATGTGTTTACATTTGTATTCGTATTATTTGCAGTAGAGGTATTGGTATTCGTGTTGTTTGCTGTACTGTTCGTGGTCGCAGTACTGGTATTTACATTTGTGTTATTGCTCGTATTGGTATTGACATTGGTATTGGCATTCGTATTCGTTGCGGTAGTTGTGGTCGTGTTTGTGTTGGTATTTACATTGGTATTATTATTGGTGTTGGTGTTCGTTGCAGTACTGGTTGATGTATTGGTATTCGTGTTGGTATTTGTATTCGTATTTACATTGGTATTATTCGTAGTGGTATTGTTCGTGGTATCTAACGAATTTTGCTCACAATATTGCGTACCTGCAGTACAGTCTGGGTTTTCAGGTTCGTTTTCCGCAGAACTTAGGTTGCCTGCAACTAATAAAGCAAAAATAGCACCTACTACTATTCCTAATAATGGATAATTGGGTTTCTTTTTAAAGAAGTTATAAACTGATTTATTCATTTTCCTTAACAGATAATTTGAAAACGTTATCCGCCTTTTTTATCTTCGCCTTTAAAACTCTTTGAAGAACCACTAGTTCCTGCATAAAGTCCAAACCAAGCCGCACCTGCACCTACTACGATTGAGATTAAACCAGACTGTTCAAATGAGGGTTCTGGCAAATCCATGAACCACATCACAGTATAATAAAGAAGGAAAATATAAACAGTTAGGAAAGCTCTGGGGAATATACGCCAACTATCTACTGCTTGAGCTAAGAAGATCCACTTTTGATGTGGGTTTTTCATACCCTCATCTTCCAAATCCCTAATTCTGTCTTTTAAATCGGACTTTTCCTGAAGCAACGCCATGAATTTACTGAGGTCAATCTCAACCTCATTCCTATCCATGTCTCCGCCAAATCTACTTGAGGGATCTCTGTCGCTCATCTAATTACACTCCTGTATTGTAATTCTCTGTAAAAATAGATTCCAAGTAAGTAAGGGGATATTAACAAACCAATACAGGCACAAACCAAGCCTAAAAACAGGAATAATGCCATGTACCTTTTCTTAGTGAATATAGGCACTTCCATCTCTCTTTATTACTCCGCTGTTTAGCTTACAGCATAAGTTATTGAAGCCCAAGTGGAATGTGCAGCTCTATGAGTCTCATATTGTTCTGGTGTAACAGTGACTTTATTCAAACTAACTACCGGCCCTGCGTATGCATTGGAATCTCTATGATTTGAAACAACAGTATAATAGTTACTTGCTGTAGTCATGGCTTCATTGATTTGTGTATTATCAACTGGTTCAAAAAAACCTGAAGTACAACTCAGATGGGTAAACGCCCAATAAGCTCCCAGCATACCTTGAGCTGTTTCATACTTATTCCCTCTATGGCTTGGGTGGATTAAACCCATTCTTACTTCCGCTACTTTATTATCAATAACATAATGTCTTAAACCTACTTCAGTACCATCTGCTTTTTCTAGTATCATGGTAATAGCTACATTATCCCCATTAGCAACTTTAGCATCAGTAAAAAAATCACTACAATATATAAAATTAGAAAATTCATCTATTCTTTTACTATAAGACATTGTTCCCAATGGGAAATCCTTTAAAGATTCTGTTACAAAAGTTACATCACTTTCTGCAATAGGTCTTATTTTGAATCCATTACTTGCTGTTACTATTGCCATTTATTTCCCCCCCCCTGTTATTAACTGTGATATTAAAGCTGCTAATGTTATTGTTTCTGAACTTGCACTATGGGTTACTACACTAGTTGCATACTTAACATCATTACCAGATAAATCAGTAATACTGCCTAAAGCAAATCCTGTTGATGAGCCTTGAAAGGCACAAGCACTTATATAATCACTATTGCCTGATACATTTACCCAAGTCCACCTAACAGCACAAGTAGCAGATGAAGTTGTTCCATCGTAAGTAACTGTTATATCTTGAGTTTGTCCAGTAGGCGAATAGCTTGTACCATCAGCTGTACTCCAAACAACTGTAGTAGAAGGGCTTGCGTATAATAAATCTTCAAATGTGTAAGTGGTATTTGTATCAGTATAGTTATTAGCATGAACAGTTCCAGCTCCACTAACTGTTAGATTAGGTGGAATGCTTGTATTTCCTTCCATCGCTTCTCCTGATCCAGTACCTATAGTGAGCTGAGTATTTGTATCACTATTCAACCCCATTAGTTGCCAATCAGCACCATCACTAATATATAAAGTGTCTGGGGTAGTTGCAGTATTCAAATAGGTAGAGTTCAAAGGATTTGGAGATGGCGTTGTGTTGTTATTTGGAACTCCGCTTCCTGATGTGTGTGTAGGTAAAGTATATGTAGTATCAGTATCGCTATTTATACTCTGTAATATCCAACTACTACCATTGCTTATATACAAAGTATTAGGCGTTACTCCTGTTCTCAAATATGAAGAACCTAAAGGGTTTGGAGAAGGTGTTGTACTATTAGAAGGAACACCAGAACCTGTTGTCCAAGTTGGCAAGACGTAGGTTGTATTTGTATCGGTATCAACATTTACCTGTTGATGTACCCAACCGCTACCACTTGTATATATCCACAGTTCTTGTGGTGTTACTCCTGTTTTTAAATGCGTTGAGCCTACAACTGCACTACCTGAAGGATCAGATGTACTAGTAGTGTGTGTGGGTAAAGATTGATCAGCTGCATAATTACTTGGATTAGAAGCAGCATAAGGAGTAAATCCTATTGCATTCAATGCTTGAGCATTAGTCAAACTAGCATTAGCTATATCTGTTGCTGCTAAAGCTGTTCCCCCTGTCGTTACTGTTGCGGTTATGTAATCGCTTCTTTTATGGAATAATCCATGATGCCTAATTCTAACTGTATAGCCTGTATTGGCTGCTAATCCATTTATCGTAAATCGTGTTAATGATTTAGCAATAATGCCTGCTAATTGATAAGTGTTATCTGCTTCAGAAGTCTTTTTGTATTGCACTTCAGTATGAATAACAGTTTCAGATGCACTATTAACCCAAACACATAAGACGTTGTGGAAGTTGACAGCATAGAGAGTTGAAGCAGTTAATACTAAATTGGTAGGGGCATTTACATCTGGAATGTTTACAGAAACATTGCTTGCTGAACCTGCGGTAGCTTTGGCTACATAATCATTATCAGTATCAAATGCATAAACACTATTAGCAGTTTCCTTTAATATCAATCTTAAAGCCAAGAAAGTATCTTCATCTTCGGTTAGCGGTTCAAATGTCATAGATATAATTTCAAAGTATTTATCTGTCCAACTCATTCTTTCGTTGGTTATTTTTATCCAATCGCCTACTTGTGCTTGATAAAACTTCAGGGTGGTTAAAATTGAGACTGTTGTACTTTGTCTATTTGCATGCAACGCAATACGAGCTAACCTTTGTGCAGTACTCAA